GTTCTCTTGTGGTTTTTGGCAAGTATTGTATACAGCCGCAGGGCACTAGATATCAAGTGAGTACTTGGGACAAAACTATTCATTCATTCAGCACAAAAAAAACAGCTATGAGTTGGTGTACAACAGACCATCAACGCAATTACAATCTATCCAATCAGATTCTGGTGTTGGATCGTAAAAAACAAGTATTAGCGGCAGATATATACTGCCGACAAGTCATTGGCGAGCGTGGGCGAACAGAATCATTTTATGAAATCATAAACATGAAACTGCAACCCAAAATAGACCAGTACAACTCAGTTACAGCCGAACTAGAGAAATGTGTAAATCAGGCTAAATATATGCAAATTAAGGGATTCAATAATGAAACTGCAAGAACTATCGGCTCCAACGCCAAGTAAGCAAATAGCCAAAGTATTCGAAAGTTACTTTGGTAACCGCATTAGTTTTGACCAATTAACACGTGGTCAAACTCGAGCAATGTTGGGCAAAGTGCGTGGCATCCTAGGCGAGCATCGCAAGACTTCTGCACGTCACAGTAGTGAGCAAGATCCACGTTATCTGCAATTGGTAATGATGGAGCAGGCATTGAGCACACGTTTGAAAGAAAACGTCATGCCTCCTACACCAGGTTCTACACCTGCTCCAGGTTCTACACCTGCTCCTGGCGCAGCTCCTGCCCCCACAGCCGGCGCCGCCCCTAAAGATCCTAAACTAGCTGCCGCACTCAAGAAGTCTGCCGCTGGTCAGTCATTGAATCCTGAAGAACAAAAGCTAGTGGCTGGCGCCGCAATGATGCAAGCCGAAAGCCGCTTCCGTAGAATGGCACGCCGACTGAACGAAAGCGAAATTCAACAAGCTCAAGTTGTGTTGGCCGCTCAAGACATGGTTGACAAAATGCAAGCCATGTTGGAAGATGTGAGTGAACTGCAATTCAAAGAACTTCCAGCTCTAGTTGATTCAATCAAGAATCAAGTTGGTGTTGACCAAGCCGCACAATTCAATGCAGACGCCACAGCCGCACTAACAGGCCTGTTACAAAATATTCAAGGTGCCAAGCAACAACTTGACGCCGCATTGAATGTGGTAACTGGTGCTGCTCCTGCTGGTGCCGCAGCCGCTGGCGCTATGGGCGCTGACATCGCCGCAGGCGCAGGTGATATGGCCGCCGCAGGTGCTGACATGGCCGCCGCAGGTGCTATGGGTGCCGAAGCTGGTGCTGACATGGGTGCAGATGCTGCATTGGATGCCGCAGCCGCTGATGCTGGTGCTGAACCTCCTGCCGCCGCGCTGGGTCGCGCCAAAAGATAATGAAAATATTTGAAGTTGACAGTAGCATGGGAATGGCGGCTCCGCCTAACCCAGCGCAACTGTCGGGCTTGGTGCAGTTTCTGGATGGTCGTGCCAAAGACACCAATGCCAAAAAAGAAATCAGCCAGGATGCATTCATCAAACTGGCAAATGATTTGGATATCAACATCACCGCCCAAAATCTAGCCGATGTTGTGAGTCAAGAGCCACTCAGTAACCTTTTGGAACCTATGGATCCAAACACAGGCGTGTTAGTGTTCAAAGGTGCAGGCGAACCAAATGTTGCTATGCCAGTGAACAAAGCACAGGACATTGTGGCCAGTGCTGCCAAATCGGCAATGAACAAAGACCGCGGTGTTTAACCAATCCTGTCAACCAAAGGTTGACACAAAACGTTAAATATAGTATACTTCACTATAGGAGGCGTATTATGAAAAAAGCTGTAATTTTTGTTTTGATGAGTGCGTTGGCCAGTACCAATGCATTGGCCTGGGGCGACCGTGAACAAGGCGCACTAGCAGGCATGGCCGCATTATGGGCTTTCCAAAGACTCAACCAGGTTGATGCTCCTCCTCGAGTGGTTTACACACAGCCACAAACAGTGTATGTTGAACGCCCTGTGGTTGTACACCCTCAAGTGGTTGAATATCAACGCCAACAATGTGGCCCTTGGGTTGAAACCCGAAACTGGGACGGCACTGTGACTAGATCTAGAACCTGTACACAATAATATGGCCTACTCAGACAAAGTAATTGATCACTATGAAAATCCACGCAACGTGGGTAAATTTGAAATTGACGATTCAATCGGTACAGGCATGGTAGGAGCACCTGCTTGCGGTGACGTGATGAAACTTCAGATCAAGGTCAAAGACGGCATTATCACAGATGCAAGATTTAAGACTTACGGATGTGGCTCAGCAATTGCTTCAAGCTCGCTGATTACTGAAATGGTCAAAGGAATGTCGCTTGACGCCGCAGGGGCGATCAAGAATTCAGAGATTGCTGAAGAGCTGGCCCTCCCGCCGGTCAAGATACATTGTTCCATACTTGCTGAAGACGCGATCAAAGCCGCGGTAGAAGACTATCGCAAAAAGCATGATCTCGTTCACTGACACAGCACGAAACAAAATCCAAAAACTAGTCACAGCCAAGGGCTATGCTGGCATTCGGCTTGGAGTTAAAACTACAGGTTGCTCAGGTCTTGCTTATGTGCTGGAATACGTTCGAGAATACACACCTGAACAGTATGTTATCAATTATGCACAACCTGATTTTGTAGTTCTAGTAACTCAAAAAGATGATGTGTATCTACACAACATGACTGTAGATTATGTGCGCCAAGGCCTCAACGAAGGCTTTGAATTCTCAAATCCCAACGAACGTGATCGTTGCGGCTGCGGAGAAAGTTTTCGAATATAGTTGACAACTGGACTATAATTGTCTATAATTGACTATAATTATGTATAATCCAAAATTTGATTACCAGCCCATTCCCCGAGTCACAATAGAGGGCAAGCGTTACTATGCCACACCCGATGGCAAAAACTTACCGTCAGTGACCACAATCCTAGACAAAACAAAACCGCCAGAAAAAGTTGAAGCCTTGAATCAATGGCGACGGCGTGTGGGTGCAGAAAAAGCACAGCAAATCACCACTGAAGCGGCCAACCGTGGCACCCGCATGCACACCTATCTTGAGCACTATGTCAAAACAGGTGAGCGAAAAGAACGTGGGTCCAATCCCTTCTCTTGGCCCAGCCATTCAATGGCAGATGTGGTAATTGATCAAGGACTCAAGAACGTCACGGAGTTTTGGGGCATTGAAGTTCCCTTATACTTTCCCAGCGTGTACGCAGGTACCACAGACGGTGCGGGCATGCACTTGAACGAAGAAGCCATACTAGACTACAAACAAACCAACCGGCCCAAAAAGCGCGAGTGGATCGACGACTACTTTGTACAACTGTGTGCCTATGCAGAAGCGCACAACGAACTACACGGCACACGCATACGCAAAGGCGTGATTTTGATGTGCGTCAAACCTGATCTAGACGAGCAACACAATATTGTTGGCCGGCCGCAGTACCAGGAATTTGTGCTGGAAGGCGCAGAATTTGAAAAATATCGTAACTTGTGGTGGAAAAAGGTTGAACAGTACTACATGCTAAATATGTGATATCCAAAGGACAATCACTGTGGCAATTGTACAAATATCACGAATCACACAACGCAAGGGTTTATTTAACGATCTACCCGAACCATTAGCCGGCGCAGAACTGGGCTGGGCAACTGACACACGTCAACTTTTTATCGGTAATGGTACCCTGGCAGATGGCGCTCCTATTATTGGTAACACAGAAGTTCTTACTGAATTTTCTGACATCTTGAACTATGCCACTGAGTATACCTATAAAGGTGAAGCGGCCGGTTACACAGTCCAAACTGGTGCCACAGCAGGTACACCAGTCAGTCAAAGTCTACAAAGCAGACTGGACAGTTATGCTGTGATTACAGACTTCGGTGCCACTGGAGATGGCATCACAGATGTCACGGCTGACATCAATCGTGCATTGGATCAGATTTTTTGTCAAGACATCAATCCCAGTATCCGCCGCAGTATTTTCTTTCCTGCCGGCACATACATTATCACAGACACACTGCTGATTCCACCTTACTGTAAACTCTACGGCGAAGGATCTGACAGCACAATCATCAGTTTCAATGTTCAACCCTGGACTTCTACAATCGCCTATGCTTCGGGTGTGCTGGTAGAAAACAGCGGTCTATACTATAGAAGCATTGCCGCGGTGCCAATTGGCATAGCTATTGGTAATACCACTTATTGGGGTGTTGAAACACTGCCCGATTATATGTTTAGAACCACAGATAGTCTTCAACAGACCGGTGCAAACATTGGTACCGGTGGTGCATTGCCGCCAGGTCATGTAGAAATGTCCAGCATCAAGTTTAAGACCAATGTGCCCACTAGCGGTGCGCTGGTACAGGGTGCAGTGGATTGTGTGTTTGACTGTGTGGCGTTTGAAGGCAATGGAACTGCGGCCACACTTACCACCGCCACTCTTGCCACAGCTGGTGTGAGTTTTGCTAACCAAGGC